GCGTCAACAAGTTGGCGAATAATAGAAGTGCCAGACTTAGCAAAAGCGCCAATGAGATGAATGAGACCAAAAGCGTAGAAGCCAAATCCCGGGATGTATGAATAATGGACAAAATGATTGCGTTTTTGCTTAGTATCATCATCTGGATTCCAATTCCGACGAATTGCTAGGACTGTTTGCGTGCCCTTTTCGATAGTAACAACGTAAGGCAGAGCAATGCCCGTCGGCTCCCCATCGTCGTCTTTGTCCTCGTATCCGGGTAGATCGAGGTCAACGTGCATCTCAAGGATCTTGTATCGGTCATCAGATGAGGCACGGAAGCCCATCTTCTCAGCGATTTTCTTTTCAACCTCATCGAATGCTTCAACCGGATCACCAAGTTCTACATCTGCGTAAAAGCCTGCTACCTGTAACCTGCGCAGTTCGTTTTCTGTCTTACGCATTACGTGGGTTACACGCTCCGCGTTCTCTAAGTTAGACGCCCCATACGGAACCACAACGTCCTCGGCGGGCACAAATAGCGATACCTGACGCTCAAGATAGGGGTCGTAATAGACTTTCTTGAACGCATTACCAGCCAGACCCAAGCCCCACAACATCCGCTCATGCTCAGGCCGATACTCGACCATCACATCGGTTAATTGGTAGTTCATGTCATCCTTGACACGAGTAGCCGCTTCTCTCTTCTCTGGTGTCTCTTTACCAATGATCTGAGTCTTGACTGGCCCTTGCGCTGGAAAGGTTTCCATGATTGTCTCGGCTTGGAACTTAACGAGAGCCTCACTTAATAGCGGGTGGTGTACACCACAAGCCCCGGGCCACGGTTCAGTACGATCTTCAATCTTCATACCTAACAACTCTAGGCCATCTACGTATGTCTGCATCCAGTCTTTGCGGCTAGATGTGTCATCTTCAAACTCGCCAATCAGATCGTTACATAACTGAGTTAACTCTTCCTCGTCCATCTCTTCAGCGAGGTTGGCGTTAAAGTCGTCCTCAACTTCTACTTCTTCAATCTCTAATATAGTCTTCCCATCAATCCCAATACGCACAGCCTCGGGATCTTCAATCTCTATCTCAAGAGCAGGCTCGTCCATCATCTCTTCGAGATCTAGTCCTAGCGGGGCTTGCCCTAGTGCTTTGTCAATTGCCATATTCTGTCCTTAGTAATAGCCTTCAACTTTACGTCTAAAGTATTCTGGCTCATCAGGTTCATCTAAATTAGTGCGTAAATAACCGCCCTTGCGGAATCTCATCAACGCGAGGGATACGGAGTCAACATAGTCATCATGCTCGCCTGCGGGAAAAGATGCAACCTCATCTATGACTTCCTCAGCCCACTGGGTGTTCGGTGCCCACACTCTACCACTAGCAAATAGGTCTGACACAGCGTTCAATCGGCTGATCTTGTCGTTACCTTTACTTGGAGTGAACTCCTGAACAGGAATTCCCATCGCCCGCATCTCGTAAATCAGGGGCGCCCCGGAAGCCTTTTTCTCTATGATTACTGAGTCTGGCTCCCACTCTTTATATTGCTCAATGGCCTCTTGCTTAAGTCTTGGGAACTCCATGCGCTCCCGAAAAGCGTTCAAAAGTATGATGTTTGCCTGCGGCAACCCAGTATCGTCTGGGTGGTAGAACACCCCCCAAGTAGTCAGAGCGCTGTAGTCGGCGCGTTGACTCTTCTCAAATGCGGTATCCCACGCCATCAGGGTAAATTCACAGGATGGTGGGTCTTCTTCCTCCCAAACCTGCCACCATTCCCGCTTCACAATGGCTGAACTCTCTGAAACTGGGTTCTGCTGATATTGCGCCTGCCACTTGCTGTTGGGAAGTTCTTCTTTTAGGGCGGAAAGTTCCTTTAAAGACCAAAATTCAGGCCACAACGGCTTGCCAGACGGTAAAAGAGCCGGAAATTCAATGACTTCCCACTCGTCCCCACCCCTTTGGGCGGCACTCTTGAGCACTTGGCCCGTTAAGTCACGCTTAGACCACCGTGTCATAACAACTACGATGGCTCCCCCCGGTTGTAAACGCTGCCGTGGGCCTGATGTGTACCACTCGTAGGTCTTATCGTAAATATCTGGGTTTACTTCCGCCAAGGCGGCTTCTTGTTCCGAGTGCGGGTCGTCAATAATGAGGAGATCCGCGCCTTTACCCGTGACAGCACCCCCCACACCGATAGCAAAATAGTCTCCGCCAGCGTTAGTCGCCCACCGCCCAGCAGCCTTAGAGTCCGCTTGTAACTCAACCCCAGAAAATACTGACTTATAGACTTCTTGATCGACAAGATTTCGCACCTTTCTACCAAACCCAACGGCTAGTTCGGCTGTGTGAGACGTTTGGATTACCTTCTTACCCGGGTAGTTACCCAAAAACCACGCTGGTAGGAGGTAGGAGGCGAACTCGGACTTAGTGTGCCGGGGTGGCATGTTAATAATTAGCCGCTTTAGTTCCCCACGGGCTACTCGTTCAAAGGCACGGGCCATCTTGGCGTGGTGTCTGCCGGAGATAAAGGAAGGCCATACCTTATGGACAAACTCCATAAAGTTCGTTTTGGCTTTTTCCTGCTCCGCTATCCTCTCGTACTGCTCTAACTGAGAGAAAACCTTACGCTTTTCGGCGTCAGGCAGGTTCGGAAGGATCGCCAGTAGGCTCTGTAACTCCTGTAGCGTCGGGGCTTGCATCAATTTCCTCGGGCTTAACGCCCAGTTCTGCTTCTAAGTCGTCAACAATTGGCTCTACGTCTATCGTATTTGAGTGAATCAGGCGGCGTACCTTATCGCGGATAGCCTTTTCCAAGTCTTCGCTGGTCTTGTGGATAACTGTGACCTCGGACTTCTCTGAAAACAGGCCCACGTCTTGGATCTTGCCAAGCAGTTCTAGAGCCTTGAGTTCATACTTGGTATCCCCGCAGTCCGCCAAAAGGATAAGTTTGTTAGTAATTACTGTCCGTAACTGGACTGCATCGGCAACCACTTGGTGGTCGTAGGCTTTCAGCATGCCGCCGACCCTAGCCGCGATTTCGGGAGTATTTAGATCCACCGGGAGGTTTTTGTTCTTCCCGTTATGGGCTAACTGGGCAAAGAGGGCGTTGGCCTTTTCTTCGTCCTCGGGGGTCATGTCAAACCCCATGCCTAATTCTTGCAAAACCATCGCCGTCGTTGAAGACACCTCGACTGCTTCGCGTGCCGAGTCTGGCACGTCGTCGGTCTGTTTATCTGGCAACGCTACAGCGTTATCCGGTGTTATCTGTATCGACATGTAATGGGCGGTTTGTGGCTCCAAGTTGTGCGGAACTTACTAGATAGATTTTGTTTTGTCAAGAAGTGTGGGGGACTTAGAAAACCCCCATCGTCAAAAAGAGGCGCCCCCACAAAAATAATATACCCCCCGGGGGCTTAGAAATCAAAAAGGTAAGGGGGGTGTTTTCCATAATGAGAATTAAGTTAGTGTTGGCTAACTTTGATGGGGGGAGGGGGTCATTCTGTGGACGCGGTATTGGCAGTGCAAAACACTATGTATGTAGTTGTGTATGTTACTTACACCTATTTTAGGGGGTGCCACTAGGGTAGGGTCAGCGTAGGTAGATTGAGTTACCGGTAGGGGGTCACAAACTATCGTAGAGATATTGAGTTGACGGTAGTCGATTCGATTTTATTTTTTGACTCTTGATTCTCTAGCATGGCGTGGCCAAGGTTGTCGGCGTGGCTCTTCGCGCTCGGCGTGGCTCCTCACGAAAAAATAACACCCTGTCGCTGATTGTGGTATTATGTGTACATGGTGATGCGGGGCGAATGATCAGCGCGACCATGTAACAAATCCGCGCGGTGCGGAAATGTTAACTCTTAATTGATTGGAGTTTCAAATGGGTACTAATAAAACGGTTGTTGCAGATGCGGTACAGTCGGCGTTCTCCCTGTCTGCTGAGATGTTGGAGCAGGTTTCAATCGCGGCTGAGATGGCTACTGATGCTTCTTTTGATTTCTCGAAGGCGTGCGATTCGGTGGCTGGCTTGTTCGGTGCGTTGAAAGCCGAGGGGGTTTTGACTTTCACTTCTTGGAATTTGGTCGCTGACAAGTTCAAGGCGGTTGCGACGGTTCGGGCGCGGGATAACGGCGTCATTGATCCCGAGGGCGCGGCTGGCGATTGTTGGGAGCGTGTGGTAAAGCGTAATCGCGACATTCACGGTTTGACTAAGCCCACCTCTGACCAAAAGGGCGCTCTCGCTATGACCAAAAAGCGCGAAGAGGATAAGGCTAAAGCGTTGGCGTCTGCGGGTGGGCGCTCTTCTCAAGAATTAAAAGCCGATGTCCTTGCGCTCTACGGGCAGGCTACCGAAGAGTCCATTGCAAAAGCCGATGCGCTCAAGAAAGTGGTCAAGGTTGTCGAGAGTGCCGAGAAAGACGCGGTTTCTACTCAGATGAAGCCATTGATCGAGGCGGCTAATGCTCAGCACAAGGCAGTCATGGAGTATCTGAAGGGCTGTAATGATCCCAATCGTCTTGGCGATTATGTGGTTCTGTTGAAGTCCACGATTGATGCGTGGAAGTCTTTGAGCAAGTAAACCCTCGGGGCGGGCGTGGTGCTCGCCCCATTCTCTAGAAAGGTGTGATTATGAATTCTGTTCCCCCTGTGTTCCCCGAAGCCCAAATCCAACCCGAGCGTATTGCGTATGCAAAAATGGTTGAAAGAGGCGAAATTACTGTGGATCAATATCTAGCAATGTGTGCTTTGCTTGACAAAGATTATGCGTATTTCAACCTGCTTACTTCACGCTCATAAAGCCAATGTCCCCGTCTCGGACTGCGTAGCAGTTCGGGGCGGAATGGGCAGGCTCCGCCTGACCAATGATACGGCGACCACCG